ACCGTGATGGAGGGCGTCTTCACCAACGGGAGTCGCCTGAAGTTCCAGGGCTACTTCCAGAGTGGCCAGGACAACAACGGTGTCGGCACTGCGTTCCAGGACTACGCGATCACAGAGCTCGCGCTGTTCTCCCGTGAGGATCCGATCCCTCGACTCATGCCGATCATCACTGGCGAGCACGAGGAAAAGAAGCTCATGATCGCCAGCACTCCTCGTGGCAAGCGGCGGAATCCGCTGTGGCAGCTGATGGAGTCCATGAAGGGCGATCCGAGCTTCCAGGTGATCGTGCGGACGATCGACGACCTGAACCAGATGATGAAGCGCGCCGGCCTCCCGCCTGTGCGTAGCCAGCAGCAGCTCGATATGGACCGTGAGGCGTACTTCAAGCGGTTCGGCAACGACCGCATGTTCGAGCAGGAGTACTACTGCTCGTTCGAGGAGATGGATGCCGCCGCCGTCTACGGTGAGGCATACACCAAGCTGATCGAGGAGAAGCGGGATGAGGTCTTCAACCTCAACACCGCCCATCCTGTGTACGTGGCGTTCGACATCGGTGCGTCGGGCATGCACAGTGACGCGACGAGCTGGATCGCGTTCCAGTGGTACAACGGCAAGTTGTTCCTGTTCGACTGTGGTGAGGGCCACGGCCGGGCCCTGCCGGAGTATGTGGACGTGCTGCGCGAGAAACCCTGGTTCTCGCAGATCCGCCAGATCATCCTGCCCTGGGACGGCGATCACCACGAGAAGGCGGTCAACACGACCCCGGCCGACATGATGCGGCAGAAGTTCCCCAACGTCGCTGTGCTCGCAAAGAGCAACAAGGTGTACAAGATCCCGGGCAGCCGCGCCGGCGACTTCGACATCATCACTGACATCCAGCAGGTGCGGATGCAGCTGTACAACACAATCATCCACAAGGCTAACTGTGACTGGCTCCTGGAGTGCCTGGAGAACTACAAGTACGAGTTCAACACCAAGATGCAGGAGTGGAGCGAGAAGCCGCTGCACGACAAGCACTCACACATGATGGATGCACTGCGCTACGTGGTCCAGTCAACCAAAGAACTCGACTTCTTTGGCGGAAATTTTTTCGATGAATCGAGTTCAGTCCCGCGCAAGAGCGCGAACTATGAGGAAGATTGGAGTGGAGTGTGGAGCTGAAGCGACACAAGAGCATCGCTGAGGCGCTGCAGTACGTGGCGGACCACCCGGTCGGAAGTACTGCTGCGCCGATCGATGCCCCCGTATATGAGCTCGTGTGCCATGCCCTGTTCCAGGTTGCGAACAGCCCGGACGCCAGCGTCCGCGGATCCTACGCCAAGGCGAACCGGGCCCAGAAGCTGATCTTGAACCGAATGGTTGGCCGGCGCCGGCCAGGCACCCACCCGGCTCAGACCCGCACCGAGGAGATCGAGTTCATTGACCTCACCGTCTCGACTGAGGCGGTGCAGGCATGAGCGACTTGCAGCCCGTGGTCCTCCAAGAGATCAGGATCCGGCAGATCATGGTCGAGGACCGGAACAGCCCCGTCGTAGAGGTCCTGATGGACGACGACGCCTCGCTCGTCCAGCAGCTCGGGCTCCTGGAGTTTGCCAAAGACACCGTCATTCGGACAGCAAGGGGGGAATATGATGACAGTTGAGATTGTTGAGCGGCGCCACTTCCGCAAGGAGGTTCCGAAGGAGCACCGCCCGTCCCTGGACACCCGGCTGCGCTGGCTCTGGAACCAGCGGTTCGGGACGGTTCAGACTGTCTGGAAAGACAGTCCCGACATGCTGGACAAGACGGCAGCGACACTGATCCTGCAGGCCATCATGGCGAAAGATCTCGACTCGATTTCGCTGCTCTTTCAACGGCTTGAAGGAGGTCCGCAGGTAGATGAGGAAGTGCTGGAACAGGCTTCGATGCGGGTATAGCCGGATCCTTTGTCTCTAGGACTCGGTACCGCTTGAGGCGCATAGCCTCGGGCAGCGCACAGGCGGCACACTCACAGGTATAGGGGTGCCAGTACATCTCTGCCAGGCCCCAGGTCTCTGGCATAGAGCGCTGATCGTCCGGGAGCAGTGGCAGCGGTGGAAGCTGCCGCCACCGGCTGATACTCGAGTGTTGCGTGCCGGGCCGTCCCATTACGGGTTCAGGACTCCCTCATTGTATTCCAGGTACAGAGTGATCGTCATGGGCCGGTGCCGGCGAATGTAGTAGCCGCTCTTCACCTTGTAGGCGCGGGGCACCTTGCGGCCGCCGATGTACGTCTGGTACGGCTTGCCGAAGTAGTGACGCAGACACTGGTTGATCTTGCGAAGGTCTGGGCTGGCGGTACCGCCCTGCTCCAGGAGCTCCTTGACCAGGATCCCGGTCGCCCACTCGTAGACCATGACGGCGCTGATCCGGTGCCCGTGTGACGGGCTGAGATTGCGCAGGAACTTGCGCGTCTCCCGCTCCCACTGCACGAGCTGGGGGTTCTCGCGCACGACGTACTTATCCTTCGTGAAGGGCATCCGGCCCCGATCTTCATCGGGAAGTACAAGCTGGTTGATACGGGTTGACGCCGTGGCGGGGCCAGCTATGCTGGGCACGCCCGAGGTAGGTGCATTCTTATCAAACTTACCCTTGAGAAATTCCTCTACCTCAGAAATTCCATTGTCACTTATAGTTCCCATCCCCTAATTATACCTCCTGTACAGTCCTATTCCTGGTAAAAAATAAGGGGAACAGTCCGAGTGGACTGTTCCCCTTCTCACGCGCTATGGCGCGTCGTACCTTCCGATGTTGCGAACGATACGGTCAGTCTCGTCCGTCGACAGTCCCAGGTCATCTGCCCTGGCGGTCAGGTGTCCTTCCCAGCCCGGCACGCCGGCGGCCTTGAGCTTGTGTCCGATGGCGAACAGGCTCGTGTTCCGCTTTCCAGCGGGGATCGGCTTGGCGAGTTCGTCCAAGAGTTCTGCGTGCATGATGAGGATCTCCGTTTCGTCGAGTGTATCTAGTTTCATTGCTTGCGCCGTGAAGATGGCGCGTCGTGCCTTGCGCTCAATGAGCTTGTCCAGGAACCAGTCCGGGATCTCTGCAATCTCCCGCTCGTTCCATCGCTGACTCGGGTAGTGGTAGACGCACCCCACTGCCCGGATGTCCACGCCGGTGACGATGCCGATGGCGTCGGCCAGGAGGCCGAAGCCTTCGTCCTCTGTCCACGGCTCTTGTACTGCGTAGAACAGGTGGTACCCGTTCCCGCTCTTACTCGTCTCAGCCAGCGTCAGGGGCAGGGCCCCCAGACTTCCCGCGTGCTCCAGTCCTCCGTTCTTGCCGTCGATATCGACGCACAAGAGCCGAGTGCTGCGCATCACGAGTGCGGCTGCGTGCGTGCCCTTCTCGTACCCGTACTCCGTGCGCCGCGGCAGGAACTCGCCTCGCGCGTACCGGGCTATGAAGCCCTCGTCGCTGCCCTGTGGAGGCGTGAGCCCCCAGCCAGACTGTGTGGATCCGTTCTCATACGAGCGCACGAGTGCCGGACCCTGCGGCCCCCACAAGGAGGGCTCGTTGATCGCTTGCGGCGCCAGGAGTGCGTCTACAGTGTAGGCGTCAGTCTCCCACCAGTTCTTCGTCTGGATGTTCAGTCCCATGTGAGTCTCCCTTCATAAGTTCGAGGGCTGCTTGGGTTTCAGGCTTGAGTCCCTTCAGCACCTTCTGATTCTTCGGCTTCCCGTTGACCCGGGTAGTCTTCCAGCCAATGTCGAAACTCGACTTCAGCAGCAGCAGGAAGTCCCCGTCGCTACGGTCTTGCATGTTCTGGCTCTCAGCCCAGGGCTTAAAGGATGCCAACAGACTGTCGACGGGATACCCGCCGGCCTCGAGCTTCGCGATCGCACTCGGGTCTGTGGTGAGCAGGTAGTCCAGGTACTGCAACACAGGGCTCGTGACCCAGACCTGATCCATCTGCAGCTCCAGCGACTTCTCAGTCGGCGTGAGCTTGAGGGCAATGTCCTTCTCCTCGACGTAGTGGTCGATGAGCAGGGACAGTAGGGCCCCGAGCATCTGCTCACTCGTCATGAGCCTGAAGAACTCCTTGTCCTGCTGGTACACATTCGGGAACTGGAACCGGACCAGGCGCTTCTGCAGGGCAGAGCTCTTGTCCCGAGCCTTCGGCTCCTGGTTCAGTGCCTCGATAAACAGGGCGTTCGTCTGGACAGTCGTCGTGCCGTTCTCGTAGAGCATCCGCACAGTGCCGGCCTCGCCGGCGATGAGCGTCTTCTCCATCGAGCTGTCCTTGATGTAGGTCATCTCGCCATCGAAGATCACGTTGAGCAGCTTGTCGTTGAGCTCGACACAGGTCGGGCTCCGCTCCGCCATGAGCTGACGGCTCACGCTGCTGACGTTCTCCTTACCGAACAGTCCTGTGAGCATGCTCAGGAGCACACTCTTACCGTTACGTCCTTCTCCGAGGAGCAGGATGTACTTGACGGCGCTGTACCCTGGCGCCAGACAGGTTGCAAGGTGGTTGAGCAGTGAATCAGCTTCCCGCACGGAACCCCCCAGCCACTCCGTGATGGTGTTGAAGACGAACTGCTTGTCTTCGAGATCCTCATTCAACAGTGGCTTCACGTAGTTGGGGGTGAACGAGTCGTCGTGCTCGATGAGCTTTCCCCGCTCGTCCAACTGCCGCATCCCCTCCTTCGTCTTCACCAGGATCCGGCTGATATCCTCTGAGTTGTGGCTTGCCAACTGCCTGACCATGAACTCAAAGCTGCGTAGCTCTCCGTCGTTCGCGAAGAGGATCTTGCTCTTGATGTTTGCCAGGCGACGCTTGTCGTCACGACTGAGCGGTACCCAGATGCGCTCCCCGGGCGCTGGCGGCGGCTCAGGGTTCCCCGACTCCCAGTGAACTGGGATGAAGGTTGTCGCTTCTCGTTGTACCAGATCGTAACTCGTTGCGAGGGTCATCGCAGCGTCGGCCAGCTGTTGCTTGTTTTTCAGATCTGGCATAGATATCATCCCCCTTAAGGACTGGGAAGAGCCCGGCGACTCGTCGCCACCGGGCTCTCCCGCGTGTTAATTGTTGAGCTTGCGTACTGTACTAATTCTCGCTTCGATTCGGTCGATCTCCTCTCGGTCTAGGTCCTTGTCGATGATCGATTCCAGGTAGTCCTCGATCTTTTGTTCAATGCGTTCAGTTGCCATGCGTCCCTCTCTCAATTGTCGTAGATGAATTGGAGAGCGACCTTCTTGCTGTAGTCTGGGTTGCTCTCTCCACGGGGGAGAATGCGCCCCACCAGCTGTCGCCGGAGACTATCGTCGTCTGTGTCATCCAGGATGACCATCGTGTCACAGACCTTGTCGATTCCGTCGGTGCCCGTCGCGAGCGTCGCTGTGCCGATGAGCACAGGCAACTGCCCGCGGCGGAACGCCTCAATCCGTTTCTCCTTGTTGGAGCCCGTGGTCTTACCGTCCACGTACCCGTACTTCACCCCATCCCGGTCTAGTGTTCGGGTCAGGGCTTCTGCTACCGTGGAGTGTGCGGCAAAGACCAAGACAGGCTTGTTCGTACTCCCGGTTGCTTGTCGCAGCCTCTCATAGACGTGCTGCCGCAGCAGCCCGTCGTCTCCGATGATCTGCTGCAGGCGAGTCTGATGGCGCTTCTCCATTAGGCTCGCCATGATCCTGCTGTTGCGCTCATCCAGCCCATACTCCTCGAACTCCTCGGGGAGCTCGAAGGACAGCGGGACTGGCTGCAGGATGTCCGGCGCCTCGTCCGGCAGGTACGCCACGCCAGGCATGCTCGCCAGGAAGTGCTCGGCGTCCTTGTACTGCCTGAATCCCTTGACGATCGGGATCCGTGCAAAGGGGTTCGGCTCCGTCTCACAGTGCTGGTAGATCCACGAGTCGTACCCGCCGCGGTTGTCGAGCGGGTGCAGGACGTGAGCGATACAGTATACCCGCTCCGCGTCGTTGTAGTTCGGCGTTGCCGACCCAAGGATCAACGGTGCCTGCAGCCCGGTCGCGAGCCGGTCTAGCTTCTTCCAGCCCTGTCCCTTCTGCCCACCGAGCAGGTGGAACTCGTCCACAATGATCGGTGTGTGCCGGCTGAGCTTCGTGTCCGCCATGCGGAACTTGGCGTGGCTCATGAGCGTCGCCTGGATCCCGATGAGCTTCGCGTCGTGGCTCCACTTCGCGTGCGTCGAGGGCGGGGCGATGATCGTTACTTCCCTGTAGTCTCGCAGGGAGATGCAGGTCAGCATGATCCTGGTCTTGCCCTGCCCTGTCGGGTAGTAGACGCACATCCTGTCGTCGGTCGTATGCTCCCAGAGAGCGAACACAGCGAGCTGTGCCGGGAACCAGTCGGCAAACT